AAAAACCCTTCCCTATGGGAACGCATTTTTACAAAAATGCTACTCAAAAATTCTGTAAAGTAAATTTTTGTAGTACTAGAGGGGTCTAAAAAATATAAATAAGTCCCGGCTGCAGCGCGGGGTACGTATTATTACAATTAAATAATTATTTAATTTTTTAGAAAAGTATGTTTGCCAAAACATAGTGTGTCCCCCCAAACTTTTTGCTATGCCCGTCAGAAAAAAAAGTTACTCCGAGAAGGAGAAAGCTGCTTACTGGAAGAAAAAGGCTACGGCGAAGGCCAAACGCCCTTCCAGTTCACGCAGCATGCCAAGATCCATAAGACCGACCCTGACCGGTCATGGAGATTACTACCAAAAGGATCCTAGACGATATTATGGTCAAGGATCTGCTCTCGGAGGCGCTCTAGGAGCAGCCGTAGGTACAGCAATCGCCCCAGGCGTTGGTACTGCACTTGGGTTAGGAGCGGGAGCTCTTCTAGGGTATGCCGGAGATAAGATCTTCGGATGGGGTGACTATACAATAGAGCACAACACCCTTGCATTTGGAACCCAAGCACCATTGTTTGACGGACCAGAGTACGTCAGGGTAATTCACCGTGAATATATCGGTGACATTAATTCTACCGTAGCGTTCGATAATAGAAGTTACGGAATTAATCCTGGTAATAATGAGTTATTTCCATGGTTGTCACCTATCGCAGAACAATTCGAGCAGTACAGGTTCAACGGATTACTAATGCAATTCGTATCCACGTCAGCATCCGCGTTAAATTCAACGAATACAGCGCTTGGTAATATGATCCTTGCGACAGATTACGATGCCGCAGACCCTGCGTATAAAAATCAACAGCAGATGTTGTCGACAACATTCGCGAATTCAGGGGCACCTTGTGCAAACATTCTTCACGCAGTAGAATGTGATCCTGCTAGTATACCCACAAAGTGGCTATACGTTAGATCATCTTCCGTAAATAGCGGAACAGACGCCAGACTGTATGATCTTGGCAAGTTTCAACTTGCTACTTATGGCTCTCAAGCTGCAGCCGTAGTCGGACAGTTATGGGTAACTTACGACGTAACATTCCAAAAAAAGCAGATGAATAATATTTTAGGCTTAGCGCTAAAATCTTGTAAATATAATTTACAAGGGGTGACTACTGCAAATTACTTTGCTGGGGCTTCCTATACTGCTGGTTCTAATTTACCACTATCATTTAGCACAGATGGATCATCGTTCGCTTTCCCTGAACTATTGTCAGGAGGAAATTATTTAGTAACATGGTCTTGTAGAGGAGTAAGTACAGCAAACTTAGGTATGCCCAATGTAGTTGGTACAAATTGTACTCTTCTTAATATTTGGGACGCAGGAACCAAAGAAGGTACTATAAGTACTACTACCTCTACCATCTGCGAAATGAAATTTATAGTATCAATAGAGAATCAGGGTGCATATTGCACTTTTAGTTTAGGAACTTTGCCAGGTACTCCAGGAGCTAGCGACTTTGTAGTAACTCAAATCAATGGAAATATTCTCACAAATAACTGAGTTCAACTACCGATCTTTCATAGAAAAACTTATAGATTACATCTTATGTTATGATCCAGACGTTGACCCAGATGAAATACTTCCTATTGACTGACCCAAAAAAAGAAAGTAATAAAGAAAAAAACCCTACTTTATTCATCCCAAATGACAGACTAAGTCAAACCACGCCGTTTTTTTTCTGCGAAGGTTAGGTAAGACCGCAACAGTTTGCGGCGGTGGGTGCAAGCGGAGGGGATCCGGAGTGCAGTCACCCCACCGTCATATTTGATCCCTAACAAACTTCAAAGCAGAAAAAAATAAGGCCAATAATAGAATGTCGAATTTAAAAATCCAAACCATCATAAGCATGTGCAACAGTCTCTTTTTCAAAATTCAAACCATTCCAATAATCATCAACAACTTCTTGAGTTGTACGAAGCCTTTTCGGATCAAATTTGATTAACTCTTCATCAACAACTTCCCATATTTTCCATCTATCAAGAGTTAGCATATTTTTTTCCGGAACAGCATTCGTGAAAACCCAAATTACAGGAGGATCAAACATCCGCTCTGTATACTCATAACGATCATCCCATGCATCGCCACCCTTAACAGTCTCAATAGCAGACCACATATCTTTTATCTTAGATTTATTCATATTACGAGGCAAATCAATAAGATAACAAGGACTACTAGGCATACTCATGACCATTCTCATGATATCCTTGTAGTTATCACTAACACCAATAGCTCTAGCCAGTTTATGCCAACGCATCCAACGACTAAGAGTACTTTTACCCAATGACCCATCAAAATCTACTAAAACATTTACATGTCTTATTTCGAAAATTTTGGAAATTTCAACAATACTCTTTTGCCAAGGTCTAAGCTCAGTTATCATTTCGATATCTCTAGGTATTCGACGAACATTAGAAGCTGTCATATCATCCATCCAAGGTCCATCCATTCTAGTCTCATCCTTAGAAACATAGAAGTCATCATTTTGACATGCTCTACTCGTTCTCGAGAGATGCATCTTGTCATTCTCAAATAATTGAGAGACTTCGCTTAATCGTTTCTTAACTTTGAGCTTGAATCTTCCTTGGAAATGGAGGTAACCAGACGCTCCTAGTTCGAGTTGATAACACCAACTTTTACAATTTTTTTCGAAAAATTTATCGAGCTTTTCCTTGGACGTATAACGTTCCGGATATGTAATATCCCAACAAATGCAAGCATTGTTACGAACCTTTTCCATATTTTTGCTATATAATAGCAACTTTAAAAGTAGAAATAATTAATTAAATTTTTTATATCTTGTGCCAAATGTGCCAGAGGTTAAAAGTATATATATACATAGGGTTTTTGTTAGTATTACAGCGAAGCGCACAAAAACCCTTCCCTATGGGAACGCATTTTTACAAAAATGCTACTCAAAAATTCTGTAAAGTAAATTTTTGTAGTACTAGAGGGGTCTAAAAAATATAAATAAGTCCCGGCTGCAGCGCGGG